TTTTTTAAAAACTCGTCCCGCTACAACAAAACCCCCCCCCCCCCCTCACGTAATCGCTCATACCATTTACTCATTTAACCTTCCTCTTAAACAATATAACACCATCAGCGTCATCATGTATCCACGCACCAATAGGAAAACTTAATGGCCCTAGCAATCCTGCTATGATCGCTAAGAATATCTCTGACGTGGTAATGTCATACTGCTTTGTGTAGTTATGCACAAATCCCACCAAGCCTAACACATACCAAGCCACCCACAACAGTGTAGAGTATATCATACAGTCTCCTCCAAGCCTATGCTCATCTCAAATAGCCACGCTTTGCGCAAGTTGGCTTCACCTACTTCTTTAAGTGCGTCTTTGCAAGCATCATGACTTTTAAAGAACACTCCAAAAGGTGCTACAGTCATGTATGTTGTCCACGACTGAGTATGTGTGCTGGTAATCGTCATCTCCAAGACATAATTATCCTCGCCATCAACAAACACTTTCCGTCCAGCACACTTACGGAGTTGAGCAACAACACGCTCATAAGCCTCTTGTGTAAATGGCCTATTCGCCTCTTCCTCAGCAATAGCTGCCATTTGTGCTTCTATGGCTACTACGTTGTCTTTGGCTGCTTGAAGCTGCTCTTGCAGGCTTTGCTTGTCTGTGATGATTTCACAGTCTGCTTTTTCCATACTGCCCAAGCGACCTACGCAACTCCAATCCGCCGTGAAAAAACGGCACTGTTCAACTTCAAACGTTTCGCCTACGTTGCCTTCATACCAGTAGAACGGTGACGAGCACTTGATAATCTTAACTTTGACAGGCGTATCTTTGATGATATTCTCTTTCATAATTTCTCCTATATAACATGTCCATGGTAGCTAACACGGCCATGTTAGTGTAATTGTTGGTTACTGTCAACTAAGTTTCTCTGTACAAATCATTAATCATGCTGCACACCTTGATATGCTTATCTAACAGAGTCTTATACTCGTGCCACTCTACATATTCTCCATCTCGTGATACTGCCATATCGGCATATTGGTATGGGTCATCTGCGCATCCACTGTCCTCTATGATCGGATCATACCTTGTAGTGTTGTTCATATTGTTTCTCAAATGTTAGAAGCTAACGTTACGTAATTCTCACCGGCAATCAATTTACGGTGCTGCACATATCCACGCAGATTGCCGCTCCATAGTTGTCCACCACGATCCACGTGTGATACACCATCTTGCCAAGTGTGAGGCTCAAAAGGTTCGTTTATGAAAGCCTTACGAGTTTCCTCTGGCTGCATGGGACTCGCACAATGTTCAAGAGCACTAGCGTGTTTCTTCTCAGCACCGACAAGCCGTTCATACAACTGCAAGGATTTCTCCAAGCCATACCCTTCGTTTCTGTAGCTCACAGCAGCACATCGTGCACATGATACTTTGATAGCATCTTCAATACTTAGGCTCTGGATGTATGAACTTGATGGACTTCCATACTCGTTCGCAACACCAGAGTTGCCGGATATTGTAGATACCTGCAAGCCTTCCACGTAGCTTACATCCACATAAGGCAAATGCCACTCACCAGCTTTAAGCAACTGTGGAACACTCTTCTCGCGAGCCTCTTGCATACAACGTGCCAATTCACAAATTGTTGGGTCAGCAGCAGAATCATTCCGTAGAAAGAAGAAGTTATCCCACTCTGTCCCTGATATTACAGTCTTCATCATCTGGAATGGTTCAGTCAGACGATTGTACACTTGCTTAGCATATCCTGCCTCATGGTACGCCCCTGCTGCTACAATCGCATCAATCCTAGCACAATCCCAATGGTCTTCTGCTGTGAGTGTAAACTCATCCCCCTCTGATGTCTCTCGCACTATAAGTGTCTCACAGTCACCACCATCCTGCATTCCAGCCTTAGCCGCACCAAACCGCACAGGGCGTCCTGTAAGCTGCTCTTGCATCTTTGCGAATGGGGTAGCACGAGAGCTTGCACTATTCTTGCTAAGCATTCTGTGAGTATTTAGTTCGCTTAATATGATCCTTGGGTATTGAATCTCCATTGTTGTTAGACGAACACCTGCTTCTGAAATACTGTCACAGATAATTGTGGCTGAAATACCACATTTTCCTTCAACTTTAATCACACAGTCTCCTCCACAACACCACTAACAGCCGCTTGCAAAGACGCCTGCAGAGCGTCCATCTTCTCCTGCAGCTCTTTTAATTGCTTCTCAGTTGTACTACTCTTAGTGTACAACGCATAGTACTCACTCTGTTTTACTGAGGCCAATTTCTTAGCTTCTTCAAGAGCCTCTGCATACCCTTTAATCTGGGAATCCTTGATAAAGGAAATCTTAGGAGTTTCGTCAACAGGGTGGTATGTATGGTCACTCCAACCTTCTGGATGGTAAAGTTTAGATGAAGCCAACAATCCTAAGAATGCTGCCTGGTTCTCTTCAGATACGATTAGTACGTTTTGTGATAGGTCAATTACTAATTTCATGTGTTCTCCTTATTCGTCACAATAAACAACAGCCATAATACTCTCAATTTGCTCACGAGACAACACGCCATCAATGGATAGTTTGCAGATATTGCCAATCTTGTCCAGTGAGAATTTATGTCCAATTGTTTCCGTAGGAGCTTCTTCCTTTACGTGGAGAATATCGTCAGCATGACGCAAATCTGTGGATTTCACTAACTGATTGTTTCCGTCATCGTTTGTGAGGTATATATTGATGTAGTCCCTACAGTACTCAACGTCGTCTACCTTATAGGTATTCTCAAGTGCGAATCCTGCAGCACCGTGTGAAATGTCCTCAAGACGTTCCACTGCAAATACAACCTTGTCACCAATTTCAAATTCACGTACCTTAGTATTACCCATTTATTTCTCCTATAATTTATCAAACAACCCATGCTGCCAAGTCGATGTAGTTACCACCAAAGTCATATGCAATCTCGGCAAGCTCAGTTTCCTGTTCTTCAGGAGTCATAGCATCCCAAATAGCATCTTCAATGAAAATCTCGCCTTCTTGAACTGCATTGCTGATGCCAATACCTAAACTCATTTTAATTCTCGCCATTTATTTCTCCTTTAATTTTAAACGATAAAACCGATGCTTCCCCACCTGCCTAACAAATACCATCCCTCTCAAATACCTTGGCTTCCGAATGACAGTAGAGTAATACCATAAGGCACTCTTGTCAACAACTCTCTTCATACTCTTAACACTATCAAGCCTAAATAGCATTTCATATGTAGGCTTCCAATGCGTTTGTCTGTTGACAAACGCAAATTGCCCACGCTGTTTTAGGACATGACAAGCACTCTTGCCAGAATTCTTAATTCTGTTAAGAATAACATCATACACACTACGTACGCCTCTTAGCGATTCTCCACGGCTTTCGTAATGTAGCGCCACAGCTATGCAAGCCCTGTCAGACATCTTTGCAATAGCTGTGATGGGAACTGTCAATATAATTACAAGGCACCACTTGTGCCATTGTACACTCAACTTTGAGACCTTGCAGATGCCAGAATTGCTCGTGCAGATGTGCGTATATCTCTACCAATATCTAAGTAGTCATATAAACAACCATCCCAGCCCTCTGCAATTTTATCCACAACAATTAGCGCTTCACTCAACGCCACTGGCTCCTTCCCCTCCAGCGCTGCGGGCGGCAACAGAGTTGCTATTTGCGCTTCCAGACCAC